GGTGAACAGCGCGACTGCACCCGCGGTGGCCTCGGGCTCCGAGGGAGGAGCCGAGCCTGTCACTTGGCCGGTGGTGGCCAGGTCTGTGCTAAAGTCGGCCACCTTGGCGCCGGAGGCTGCCATGGCAGCGCGCGCCTTGGCGCCTTTCTTAAACTGCTGTTGTACTCCATGGCCGTGCCAGGCATCCTTTGCGGATGCCACTCCGGCTGCGCCGGCAGTTTTTATCCTATCCCACACCCCCTCGTCCAACTCAATTTCTTCTTCTTCGTTTTCAATTAAAAAATCTCGCCATTTGTCGGCGTACTTCTTATCTTTCTCAAAACTTGACCAGTTACTCATCGTTTAATGCCTCGTTTAATAGTCTGTTAATTCTGTCTGCTTTTGTTATGATGTTGGGTGTCGATAAATCCTTGGCTTCTTTCATCATGTAGGCGCCGGGAGTCGAAGGCTCAGAAACAAAGTCAAAGCAAATTAGCTGAAAATCGTCTTCGACGATTGTGCTTCCTTGATTCTCGCTAACGGAGCCCATACCCCTTGAAGATATCCCCAGCTTGACGCCGGACTCCACAAGCGAACGCAGAATTCCACCAGAAGGTGTGTTTAAGACTTGAACCTTACCCATCACATCTTTACCATTCCACCACACATCGGTGACCATATGAGAAGCGTTTCTTAAATTAATAACAGAATCATCAGGATGATCCAGTTCGCCTAAAGCTCGACGTTCTTTTACTAGCTTCTTATAATTTTCGACTTCGCGCATCAATACTTTATGCGGATAGACGCGGCCGTTTCCATTTTGTGTATCTGACTTTTGCATTACACCAGACAGAATCATGCCGCCCTCAGAGACAAAACGCTTTTCAGCCTCCGTCAATAAATCCTGACAGACGCCGCCCTCGCATAGTTCATAATATTCTCTTAGTAATACTTTACCCACAGCTAAGATCCTTTACAGCAATGTCGGACCGGCTGAAGCATCCACTTCTGAGTCCATATGTTTGTGTTCATGTTTTATCCCTTCATCACCAAAAACCATATTGAGAACGTATGAGGTTCCCGAAGATAACCATCCTAAAATAAAGAAATTTACAACGGTTATATCAAAGTTAAATAGTTCTGTAAACGGAGAAAGTAGCATTAAAAACCAACCCACATGAAAACCCATGCACATTGGGCACCCAAAAAGCTCTCCTAACTTGCCGGTCGTTGGCCTTATGCCTTTGAAAAGTTTCCCATAAACTATGCCCTGGGTGAGCCCATAGGCCGCCAAAACAAAATATAATATTTCCATCAATACCTCTATAGTGTGTACAAATAATTCAAGGAATAGGGATCCCGTATATAGCCCGGGCGGATGGAGCCTTGCTCGGTTGATTGCGGCACCTCTCCCAGTTCGGTTGAGTGTTCCTTGTCGGGGTGCACCATCTCGTCATCAGTCGTAGAAACAATAGCCTCTATATTCTCGAAGTACGGGCGCTCTTCGTCAATGAAAGTAGATATGTTGACAAGCGCTAACTTTGGGGCGCTAATGTTTTCATTTACCGCTTCTTGTAACGTTCCCTCTACTGAGCCATAAAAGGCGCCGGCTTGGATTGATTCGCCAACGAGAATTCCTCTTTCTCTTAAAAAGCTCATAAGTCTATTTTGGGCACCATAAACCAAATCATTCATGGTATCCTTTGGAAAAGCAACAACTTTGTTGTTGGCCGGAGAAAGAACGATATCAATATCGCCGTGATCAAACACCATGAGATCGCCGCTGAGACTTTTTCTTATGTTTAGTTCTAGCGTGACCTTTTTTTCATTCGCCTTGGGTCCAACCTTAATTACTATCGGCATTACTATAAATTTCCTTAACTAATTTTTGAGTTTTCATCACAGTGAGCAACACAGACTCATTTATATTTTGATTAGCAAATCCATCAAGTTTCGCAACAATCTTATCTGCCTTCTCTCTCATCTCTTTATCTTCCTTGATCTCTGGTGATTCTTTTGCCTTCGCAATGTCGCCTTTAAGTCTGGCGATTTCTTCATTTAAATACATCTTAAGCTCTACTGAGTTATCAGCAAAAGAAGATATATAGTGAGACAATAGCTGTTTTTGCTCTTCTATAAGATCTCCGAGATACTTGTCATTAAACTTGGATACAAACGCCTTAAGAACAACTTCGTCGACACCTTGCTGTTGGGGCTTCTTTGTCTCTTTGGACATGTTCGCGATTAATTGATTCTCTAGTACGACCGACCTTTTGGGAGAAAGACGCCCAGAGAATATCTGAGATATCGTCGCCAACGTCTTATAGTTGGGAACAAAATTTCCAAACACGGACGGTGATACTTCCTTGTTCACGTCAGCGATTAAGGCACTTTGCTGCTTAAACAACCCATGCGGATCTATAAGCCTTTGTGCAATCTTCGCTTCTTTAATAATCTTTTCTGAGATTGAAGGCTCTAAATTTTGGCCGTCATACAAAGAGCGATAACAATCCAAATCTTTCTTCAGGGCACTTCCATTTTTAAAATGCTTCTTTATGATTTGAACTATTTTATTTCTTTTTGGCGCATCGCCTCTCAGCGTAGCTACAGTCGCCTCTCTTATAAGGGCCTCGTAAACAAACGCCGTATTTCTTTTTTTATTGTGCCTTAGTTTCATTCTTCTGCTCCGTTAATAGATCTTTTTCTTCCATACTCTTTAAAAGATTGCGTACAGAATCACTAACTTCAAATAACTTTTCCTCTTCGGTCTTTTCTCTCAAACTATAAATAGATTGCTCTTCTTCATAAATCCCCTTGCTTATCGAAGGGATGGTGTTGATCTCAGATCCTGGAAATACATTTCTGATGGTGCTGCTGCTTTTTTCAGCACTTCTCTTCCCTGCGTATGAGCGGGTGCGGGGACCAGCGCTCTTGCGCTTATCTGTTTTAACCGGTTGATATACCTTCCCTTTCGCTCCGGGAGTTAGCCGTGGAGCATCACGTGAGCCGGGGGGAACAGCGAGCAATGCAGACTCTTCACCAGCAGGCTCTTCGGCGCCGGCTTCGCCGGCGGGCATTTCTTCACCCCCAAGGGCTTCCATCTCGCCACCCATCTCCATCTCGCCACCCATATCACCACCAAGGGCGCCGGCGGTTTCTGCCGCGGCTGCAGCTTCTGCAACCTGTTGTAGCGCGGCATCATGCTTGCGATCAAAATACATCTCGCGCTGATTTCTGGCAATATCTTCATGAGACATACCAAAGATTTTCTCAGACACCCAGCGACGAGAAAAGTAACCCTCGGTAGCGGAAGCGGCAATATCAAACTTCTGCTTCCAGTGTTCGATCTCTTGAAGTTCTGCAATCTTAGATGGGTTGTTCAGGGAAAGATTAAAGCTAAGAAGATCGTCACCGCGGAATCCTAAAGTATAAAGATGGATAATCCCAATCTTCTCTAACTCAGAGATGACCACTCTTTGTAGTCTCTGTACGGTTCTGGCAAAACGAATATCTTTTTGTGCAAGGGTGGTCTTGTCCTCGGAGGCTTCATCCCCCATTGAGAGATATGCTTGCGGCACTTTAAGTGCGGAAAACAATTTATCACGAAGATATTTAACATCATCAATCGCTGTAATGTTTTGGGCGCCGGCTAGCGTAGAGATCTCTGTCGCGGAGCCTGCGCGCACAGGAACAAAATAATCTTCCTCAATGCTCATCGGGTTATATCGCAAGTCAACGCGACCAGTATCAGCATCCACAACAGAGTGTCGCTTAAGTTGTGTCACAATCTTCTGCATGTATTGCTCGACTTCGTTGGGCGGAACTGAACCCACATCAATCTTGAATACGCGGCGTTCGGAAGAGCGCACAACTCGATAAGCCATCATAGCATCTTCCATAAGAGTAAGCTGACGCCATATGCGTCTGGCCGGCTCTAAAATGGAGGTGCCATATGGGGCATATTTATCATTACCCAGGATGCGGAAGTGTGCGATTTGCCAGTTTTCAAACGTTATGCCGGCAGAGTTCCACTGATATTGGATGTAGTTTGGGTTTGTAGAGTCCTGACCTTCTAATCTCTCAACCTCTGAGGGAGGCAACGCGAGAACTGATTGTATTCCATACTTTTCATCGATGTCCATATACAAAAAGAAATCTCCGTACTTGCACATCGTGCGGCACCACCCAAAAAGATTGTATTGAAGATTAAGAATGTTATCATAGAGAACTGCCAAGACTGCTTTAATCTCTTCGTTCGAGCATTTGATGTTTAACATTGGGCGCAAATCAGAATATGTCGTCATTTCATCCGCATAGATATCCATAGTAGAGGCTATCTCAGGCATGTATTCCATCTGATCGAAATCAACATATCTCTCTGAGCGCCTCTGGTTCTGAATCGCATTCGCTGCAATTGTGTCGAGCGGATTGTATAACGACTTCTTAAACTGTTGTCCAGAGGCAGATTTAAATCTAGAAGAAAACTTATCTAAATGTTGGCGCCTGATTCGGCGGCCGGACTGGGAACGATAATTAATAATCGGGCCCGAAAAGAGCCTCGTCAAAGCTTTAAAAAGATTTGCCTCTGTGTTCTTGGGGTTTTTATCTTGGACTGCCATTTATTTCCTCACTTAATGATCCATTTGTATTCTTGATACATTTTGTCTGCTTCGGACATTTTATCAAAGATGTTATCTTTTTTGTAGCCATCTTGACCTTTAATTCGTGTATTCATCGTTGTTTTTGTCGTGTAAATCGCATCCACAAAGGCTTTTTGATAATTTAAATCTCTTGCATTTACCTGTAATGCTGTATCTCTTACCCAGCATGCGATTGCTAATGCCATTATTAGATCATCGTTGTAGCCTTTCATAGCTTGCGGCTTACCATTCCTCCATATAAACGTCTTCATCTCGTTGACTAGGCGCGCAGAATACACAGTAATTAGTTTATTTCTGATAAACTCTTCTAATTTTGCAACTATAAGTGGTCTCGTCTTCATAGAGGTGGTGAACCCGGGCACCGCGCTGTTTCTTATTTCAGCCTGATGCTGTTCGATATATTCGTGGGTGGACTTTATAGAGTAGTAAATATTGGGATATGCGTAATCAGTCAATTTGTCCAACACAGAGTACCCAACATTATTATTTTCAACCACCAGCATGCAACTGCCGAACTCTCGGCCAACTTGATTCAACATATTGGCAAACATATCCAATGTTGGCTTTCCTTGATACTCTCCGACGATCTCCAGCGTCTCTAACTTAATAATATGAAATGTTGAATAGTCTGCCCCATCGCCGCGAGCGACGTCAGCTACCATTAAATAGTTACAGGTTGGATCGAACTCTTCCCAAATCCAAAAATTGCGATCAAAGCCAGTGCGGTGTTTCGGATCTTTAATCGTTGTTAGTAACCACTCCATACACTCTGGATCAATAACTGTTTCACCTGAAGTATTGAAGTTGCAGGCTAACTCCTGCGCAATCTGTCTCTTCGACATGTTCTTCGTTTCTTTCTTGTACCATGTCTCATCTCTGTCTGGGTGCACATCCCAAGGAAGGGTTGTTAAATGAAAGTTGTTTGCCGCGGATTCGGAATCCGTGCACGTTTTATGAAACCAGTTGCCGACCCCATTTGGGGTTGAGAGGGCGATGCATCGACCACCAGTAGACAGCGTGGGGTACAGGCCTGTCCAAAGCTCATCCAGACCTTCAATGTGTGCAGCCTCGTCTAACACCAATAACGACAGTGCCTCAGAACGGCCGGCATCACCAGAGGTGGAGGCGGCCTTAATAGAGGAACCATTTGAAAGTTCAAACGAGGTGCGGTTATCCACACTAATGGTTGCGATCTTAAGCCAATCCGGGAGATTGCGCATGATTCCCTTTACTTTTTTAACGAGGTTTCCAGCGGTGGCGAACTTGGTTGCCATAACAAGGATAGCCTTATCACGATGAAACAGCATGAGCCACACAACATAACCGGCCGTAATTGTTGAGATGCCGAGCTGTCGTGCTTTAAGGATGACATTGAATCGATAATCGTTAAAGTCTTTCAGCAAATCATCTTGAAAGTTATACGTATCAAAAAGAATCAACCCGTGCATCGGGTGTGATATGCGGGCATAAGTTTTAAGAAAGTAGGACGGATCTTTACCGCATTTTAATATTTCTTTAACTCTTTGCTTTTTGTCTAATTGAAAACTCATACATCTTTCATGGCCGCTAATACCTCTTCTCTATTAGTGAGGTCTCCTTCACCATCAAGCACAATCATTTCTTCAAGTCCATCTTTCCAAGCTTGATCAACTATCTGCGCATCAGACATCTTGTTAAATCCGTGAGGATCTAATGCGTCGTACATCTCGTCTTCGCCGCCCATGTCGTGGTAATGGCCTTCTTCAAGTACTTCTCGAATAAACCCCATAAGTTCTTGAAGCTGGAAGCCAGCAACTGGTCGACCTTCGGCGCCGGGGGAATAGAGTGTCTCTTCGTCTGGGTAATCTTCGTCGCCTGGATTCGACAATTCGACACCCGGGATTTTCTCAAATACTGCCTGAAACAAGTCAGCCACTTCTTCTGGGGGCATCCCTTGGATTAAATCCATAAGCTGATCTTCTAAGGGTGGGCCTGAGCGATCTTGGAAACCACTATATTCGCCCTCTGGGGCGTCGTCTGATGGAATATCTATATCAATTGGTATTGTCTCGCCCGTGTCTGTGTGGGGCTTCTCCATTGGCTCTGTGGTGCCGTGGTGCTTTGCGTATCGCGCGGGATCTCGCTCTTCGGGGGGCTTATATTTGTCCCCCAATATCTTCTTGAGGAGTTCTTCTGCCGCGTCATGGCCGCGGAGACCTTCTCCAAGCAAATACTCCTCAAGAATAATGCGATAAAGATCGTTACGAGAAATATTCATCTTTACTCTCCAGAGTTCTTAGGTCGAGTATCGTTCTTCGGGCGCTTGCCCTTCCAGCCACCCTGATCAAGGAATGACTTCCAGCCCTTGTCTAGCGTGTCCTTCGATTCAGCGGCAATCTGCATCTCATCACTAAGGCCGCTGATCTTGTAATGCTTCTTTGCTTGTACCCACGAGCGCACGCGCGAGGTACTTTGCACCATCACATCAATCTCGCCCTCTTCTTTGAGGGTCACTGACTTTCCGGTTACCTTGCGGTACTCTTTCTTAAGCCACGATGTGATGTCCGACATTCTTTGATCCACGTCGGACTCAAACCCATTGGCATGGACTTCTTTCAGCTGAACTTCAGACTGATACGTTAAGCACATCATGTTGCCATAAAACGCCACGTTAAAGCCATCTAGCACTCGCTGGTCGAGGATAGGATCTCCTTCCTCTCGTTGAAGGCCGGCCTTGATCGGCTCTCCGTCTTCTGTTAGGGCGCCATCATATGCGTTGGCGGCTGCTTGGGAAAGCCCCTGAATAATTTCGTATACTGACGATGTTTCTTTTTTCTTAGCCATTATTTGGTCTCCATCCTTTTAACCATCTTTCTTCTCTATCCTCAACATATTGAATATAGCAGTTAAAGCAACACTCAAATTTGGTGAGACAAACATCATCCATTGACATTCTTGGAAAAGTTCCGCAAACTATACACGATGTTAGAGATTCTCTATTAAGTAGTTTTTTTGATACCTTTATACCATTAATATCGATTTTCTCTTCGTGCTCTTCATTTTTCTTTATTTTTTGATAAAACTCTCGCATCTGAGAAAGATATTCTTTCTCTTTTAGTTCGTTCCATTTCGATTTTGGGTTGACTATCGCTTCAGCGCCATACTTTTCAGCGATTGCTTTTTCCACTGCTGCTATTTGATTGAGGTCTTTATCTTTCATCGAATGCCCTATACGCTCCGTAGGTTGCGGCCGAGCCAAGTACTACGCCGCCAATAAGCCACCACGTTTTATTTCGTGGAGATGTCTTTTTAAGTGACTTCACGAGTGCTTGA